AATATCCAGAGCAAAGATTGGTGTGGTCTGGCATACTACTTATACAGGTAATTCTTTTGAGTCTATGTCTGCAAGCTTTGGCAAAGATATAACGTCGAAGTTTAATTCAGTGTCTTCTATCTGGCAAGACGATGCAACGTATCGTGATGTTTCCGGTAATGCCACATTCACGCAGTCAGAAAACACACACATCTCAACCATCATCTCAATGATCGGCCGAGAGTTTAAAAAGACAAACGGCCGACTGTTAGACGAATTCAAGAATGATGATGAACTGCGAGAAAGAACAAAGACTTTTAACAACACATTCATTCGTGCAGGTAAACGATTCAATCCTAAAACACACACGAAAGGATTGATGGACTATATTCACGATCACTACCAGAAACAAATCGACACCAAGAAACAACAAAAGACAAAAGACCAGTGGAAAGAAAAACAGAAAGCCGCTATGTCCGTTTTCACTAAGTATAGTAAGCGAGACATAGATCAACTGTGGAAACTATTTGTTCTGTTGGTCGAAGCGAAAGAGATCATTGTTGATAAGATGAATCAGGCGAGTGGATTAGGAACATTTCTCAGAACACGCAACGGTTTTCAAGTCACTGATCAGGAAGGATATGTCGCCATCGACCATCTGAGTAACGATGCTGTGAAAATTGTAAACCGTATGGAATTCTCAAGGGCAAATTTCTCAGCTGATGTAATTAAAGGCTGGGAGAAATAATGCCATCGACACTGACGATTCGAAAAAAAGTAGATGACAAAAAGACTATATGGGTACACTCTGCGGATTTGTTTGAGTCTATTCATACGTCCAGAGTAGTCACTGCTAAAGAACTTTCTGATATACTCAAGGAAGGAAAAATTATTTTAACTCAGAGAAAAAACTTTCTCTCTGATGCCTCGTTTCGCAACTTAAAATTTTTCTTCTCAAAACTTTCTGACCGTAAACCTATTCCTGTAATCTGTCCAGAAGAACAGTTTTCTCGGTATTGCAAGTCTGATAGAGAACTGAAAGATGAATGGAAGAAAGTATTCGGCGCAGTCGTTGAGACTGGCGGTTCACGTATCTTCAAACCAGACAATTTTCTTGCGCCTTTAACAAAAGAACATCAATCACTTTTAATTAATACGCCTATCTTCAACCATGATGACTGGTTCTATACCGCGTTTAACTTATTGACTAAACGCAGAATCGATTATTTCATGGTTTGGCATGAGAACAACTATCATCTAATATCATGAAACCATGGATTGCCGTGAGCCTTGCAGGCCACGATAACAGCATTACTATCTACGACAATGGTAAATTCTATATGTTTGAATTTGCTAAGGTCTCTGGTATCAAACATCATCATTTTTCTTGGAAAACTTCACCCGATTGGTATGAAGAACGAAAGGTCGATGAAGAGGTCTATTCGAATATGACCTTTAGAAAATTGTGGGTGAGAAAACCAGAAAATCCGGATGACCATCGGCTGAAAGAGGTGTGTGACAGCGAAATCAGAATTAATAATGAAACCGTGCAGAGGGTTTTAGAACTTGCTGAAGAACAATACGGAATCAAAAACGATTTTGAGTACTGCATTTATAAAGGCACGTTTGTAAATCCATTCACAGGTTCACATACATTTGCCTTGAATCAATATAAAAATTTTGAAGACTTAGAAAATCCTATGGAAGAGTATGAGTTTTATTTTGATACAAAATTAATCAAGTGCGACAACTGGGTTATGTCGAAGTGTTTTCACCATAAAGCACACTATTACGTGGCCGCTGTTCAATCTCCTTTTGATAACACATATGCCTGTATCACAGTAGACGGTGGTGGCGACGATGTTGCAACTGTCTGTCACGTAGTCAAAAACGGTAAATATGGTTTTGCAGAACGAGAAAGATTCTGGGGCCACACTTGGTTGAACTTGAACAGATTCACACAGAATTTTGCAACGCCAAACTTTGGTGTTTATGCCAAAGGCACTCAGAAAGTTTATCCGCCTTCAGTGAACTTAGCGAATAGTCTTGACTTTGCTGGTAAATTTATGGGATTGGCCGCATATGGTGAAGTCGATGAAGGTCTCTATGATATTTTTAGAAAGGCGTTTCTCTATCCCGCAACCACCGGATGTCCAATCAAACAATATCTATTGAATGAAGAACTCAAGAAACATAATATTGGTTGTGATCCTGGTAAATCCGTTCTCATGGACTATATCAAAGAAAATAAAATCAATGATGCGAATATGGCCGCTACGGTTCAAAAAGCATTTGAAGATGACTTCATTGACTTCATCAAGGAAGAAAATGAAAAGTTAGGATTAGAGTATCATAGAAATCTGATGTTGTGCGGCGGCGTGGCATATAATGTATTACTGACCGAGAGAATCAAGAAAGAATTGGGTTATAATGTTTTTGTACCTTCTGTATGTGACGATGCTGGCCTGTCGCTCGGTATACTGGTACATGAATTGACCGAACACGGACTATACGATGTAAACAAAAAGAAGGTCGATCTCACATTCAGCGGATTCGATATCACAGATAAAAAGAAATTGACACAGTACAGAAAACCAAAGAACAGTAGTGTGTCTGAAATTCACGATATGTTACGCAAAGGAAAAGTCATTGGTCTGATACAAGGCAGATGCGAAACAGGACCGAGAGCGTTGGGTCGAAGATCGATACTATGTGATCCTACTTTTCCCAACATGAAAGATATTGTGAATAAAATTAAGAATAGAGAATTTTATCGGCCGTTCGCACCGGTGTGTACGTATGAAAGCTTTGAAAGATACTTTGATAGTCCTTCAAAAGAAAATCTTGAGTCGATGAACTTTGCTGTCGAAGTAAAACCCGAATGGCAAGAAAAATTAAAACCGATTACTCACGCTGACAACACTGCGAGAGTGCAGACGGTTCGAAAACAAAACAATGCTTGGTTCTGGAACTTTCTAAGAGACTATGATGGTGTGTTGCTAAATACTTCATTCAATCGATCCGGTAAACCCACGTTAAACTCACTAGAAGACGCCTTTTGGATTTTAGACAACACGGCGCTTGACGCCTTTGTTTACGTGAACGGAAAGAATATATTGCTTTGGAGAAAGGATGTCTGATAAAGCTACAACAGATATGACTGTGTTTGGTCTGCAACGCAGTGGTACAAATTTTCTTGAACAATTAATTCGCAGAAACATGAATGGTGCGACCGTGATCAACACGTGGGCAAAAGGTATCTGGAAACATATCTACGACATCGAAAATAACACACCATTTTCTGATGATAATAGTAATTTGAAAAGACGTATACTCGGCCACTGGGGCGGCCAATACAAGTATGACTTGTTACTTCAACAAAAAATTTTGCCGATTTATATTCACAAACATCCGTATAGTTGGTTAGAAAGTATCGTCAATAAATCGGTTGACATCACAAAGGTATATCCTCAGATAAGTGAGAATCAGACAAAGAACACTTATTTTCAGTTTGAGAATGTCAACCTGATCAGCGCAACAAAGTTGTGGCAGGCACACACTAAATACTGGTATAGTAAAAAACAAAAAGATTTGTTTCCTATCTACATTCTCAGTTATGAGAACTTGATACGTGATGAGGCCTCGACACGGCACCACGTTGATGCGATTGCTACTTTCTTTGGAAAGACCTGCAAGCCGACAAAACAGAACTTGCCGATTGATATACCAGAGAAAGTAGGTCAGTCAGATAAATTTACTGAAGAAAAAAGACAACGTTACAACGAAGTGAGAGTAACACACTTTAGTTGGAAACACATTCAAGAGATAAATAAACATTTGGACCGTAATTTTGTTCGTAATATCTGCGGTTACACTCTATGGAACAACGAAGAAACTTACTGGAAACATAAGAAACCAATTGTTATAAATAAAGATGACAAACAATAACACATTGTACAGTTTAGGCTACGGCAGACCTGTGCGACTAAGGATAAGGTTAAGGCAAACTCCACAATGAAAGACGATAATACTCCTATCGAGGATCTGGGCACTCCTCAAACAAGTGAAACCTCTATTGTATCCGAAGACGCAAGGTCTGCCGTTGTCCTTTCTTTTGGCCGATTAAATCCTCCCACCTCCGGTCACCAGAAACTTGTTGATAAAATAGTATCGGTTGCTCGTCGTAAGAAAGCAACGCCGATGTTGTTTATGTCACAATCACAGGACAAAAAGAAAAACCCTCTCTCATACGCCGACAAAGTAAAGTACGCTACAAAAGCATTTGGTAAGATCGTGCAAAAGTCCAAGGCACGTACTATCATTGAAGTACTGAAAGAACTCACAGGCAAGTACGATGAAGTTACTATCGTAGTTGGCGGCGACAGAATTGAAGAGTTTAAGAAACTAATTTCAAAGTACAACGGCAAAGACTATAACTTTAAGAACATTGATTATATGTCCGCTGGCGAACGTGACCCAGACGCAGATGACGTAACAGGTATGTCTGCATCAAAACTCAGAGGTCATGCTGTTGCGGGCGAATATAAACAATATCGTGCCGGTTTGCCCCGTCGATTCTCGGATAGAGATGCGAAGGAAATGTATAATAAAATACGTAGTGCAATGGGTATTTCAGAAGAGATGACATTGCAAGAGGTATTGACCTTTCAACAGCGCATGAAGAAAAAAATGATGATGCGCCGAATCAAAGGTCGTATCAAGCGTGGTCGTCTCATTGCCAAAAGGCGTTTAGCCAGTCCAGAAAAACTCAAGACCCGATCTGCCAAGAAGGCTCGTCAGATTATGCGCTCGCGATTGGCCGGCGCACAAGGTAAAAAGTATAATCAATTGCCTTACAGCGCTCGAATGCAGATCGATAAGAAACTCAAAAACAAGCAAGCAATCATATCTCGTCTCGCTAAGCGACTGTTGCCAAAAGTACGTGCAGCAGACCGCGCTCGACTCGCAAAACTACGTTCAGGCGGAACAAAGAAAGAATCATTTGATGTAGAGTACATCCGTTCTGTTGATGAAGTTTTACGCCGAATCGAACGTGAACAAATCTCCGAAGCAGTAGAGAAAAACCTGCGAAAGAAAAGTGAGAAGTATGGTGTATCGATCAGTCAACTAAAAGAAAAGTATATCGGCTTCAAGATGGGATACATTGACACCGATGCACAGACTGCCGAACAACAGGCCTTTAATTCTTTGAATGTGATGTTAGCAAATGAACAGAAGACACGTATGCAAGAAGCATATGATTATCACATTCAGGAAGGCATCTCGTTTGTCGAAAACGTTTATCGTGTTGGTTCAATGAACTACTTTAAACTGATCGAAGAAGCAAAGAAACGATTTGAGGCAGGTGAATATAATCCTGATCCTTTTGAAGCAGAGTTTTTGCAAACAGATATTGGCGAGTTTGCCATGTATGAAGGCGAACACGTACCTCTCGACTGTCCGATGGAAGAACCAATTGCAGAGGAAGAAAAGAAGCCTCTTGGTAAACCCATGCGTGGTGGTCCCAAAAAGTTTTATGTTTACGTAAAAGATCCATCAACAGGCAATATTAAGAAAGTTACTTTCGGCGATACTACTGGTCTGAAAGTCAAGTTAGACGATCCTAAGGCACGTAAATCTTTTGCTGCTCGTCATCAATGTTCAACACAAAACGACCGAACTAAGGCGGCATATTGGGCATGTAGATTGCCACGTTATGCGAAACAATTAGGCCTATCAGGCGGTGGTAATTTCTTCTGGTGATTCTATATGAAACCTTACAGACAGACTCAATTCAATATTGATGATAATTCTTTTTATAGAATTTTTGATATGGATATCGAAGATCCTGAGTTGGTGTGGCACCGAGACAAAACTAACCGAGAATGTTATGTTGTAGAAGGTGAAGGTTGGATGTTTCAGTTTGAAGATGAACTGCCTTTCACAATACGAGAAGGTGACACAATACACATAAGTCGTATGGACTACCATCGTTTGATTGCAGGTCAATCAAGACTAGTACTTAAAATATACGAGAGCTAAGAATGAAAAGTTTCAAAGAAGCAAGAGGCGATGGCCAACACACCAGATCGGCGAAAGAAAGAATCAAAAGAGAACGCCGTAGTGATGCACAGAAGTTTGATCGTATCCTAGATCGAGCGGCCGTTGCAGATGCAAAGGAACGTGCTGCAGTTTCTAAGCCAAGAATGGAAGAAACTCAGGTTGATGAAGTATATAAAGTACCTGCTGGTATGAAGTTTATCGCTTCCTATGTTTACAAAGACGCGAAAGGCAAAGACCACACTCACAGACATCTACGCAAAGGAACCAAGATGACTGATCCTGTTGTTGTCTATATTGACGGCAAAGAGTGGAAGACTTTTGATCGTTTTACAAAGGCAAAGCAAGCCGCGATTAATCACATCAAGACGATGAAAGAAGAAACACAGATTGATGAACGCCGCAATGCTGGCCAGTCTGCGACTGGTTATGATATCTATCATAAGACATATTCCGACGCAATGCAACACGCATACGCTCATGCGAAAAAGAAACACGGTGTAACGGTTCGATCCAGTGAAATAGATAGAAAAGTCGCCATGGGTCCACGTAAACCTTCTACTGGCAAAACCGTTTCTCACATTTTAAAAACAGACTCAAGAAAAAATTTACATGTTCAGGTTTACAACACTGGCAAGTCATATGAACTGAATATGTACGTTGAAGATGTCAGATCATACACTCAACAACCAGACGTTGATCGGTTTCTTGACCGTGTGATTAACAAGTCAAAGTATAAGAAAGCAATCCGTTTTTATCTTGACCTGCGTAAGAAAAATCCAGGTAAGGCAAAAGAGAATGCAATCAAGGCCTCTAAGATTACAGGCGGTGACTTCCGTAATCTTGAAAAAGTCTTTCATGATATGATCAAGAAAGGCAAACTGCCAAAACATCTCGCATGGCGCAAAGACCTTGTGGAGAGAATTGCTTACGTTGTAGAACAAGTAAAGACAATCAAAGTTGGTGAAGATGTTTTTGGTGCTGATGAAGCACACTACATCCTTGTCAAAGAAAGAAAAGTAATGGCACGTGGCAGCAAGAAAGAAATGTTGTCTCGTTGTCAGAAAGAAGGCGGCCGAGTTTGGTTGTCAACAAAAGATGTGGGTGATATTGTTGAAGGCGTTGCTCAGGATCCCGATATCAAAGATAAGAAAGGGACGCAACCTAAGAAATATTATTCAGGAATGAAAAAGTCCACGAAGTCTAAAAGAGACGCACACTTTAAGAAAGGTGCGAAGATGGACGATGACAATCCTGAGGCATACAAGCCTGCACCCGGTGATAAAGGCGCTAAAACCAAGCCGTCTAAATACACCACCAAATTTAAAAAGATGTATGGTGAAGAAAACATCGAAGAGTCTGCTGAAGCTGGCCTGAAGAACAAAGCAGAGAAAAGTGGAATCTCAGTAGGAATATTGAGACAAGTTTATAAGCGTGGCGTTGCTGCGTGGAGAACAGGTCACAGACCAGGCACTACACCTCAACAGTGGGGCATGGCGAGAGTCAATTCGTTCATCACCGGCGGCAAGACACGCAGAACTGCGGATGCCGATTTGTGGAAAAGAGTAAGGAAATAGGTCCTTTTTTTAGTGAGGAATATAGAGACTATATAACCGAGATACACAAAAAAATTCCTCACTGGGGAAGAACGAGAAAAAGATTAGTTAGATTCTATAAATTTCTTCACGATGAAAGAGTTACAAGTTTCGTAGACTACGGATGTGGTAAAGGCTGGTTAGAATATTTTATGGATCCCATGCCAGTATCAAGTTACGATCCGATGGTTGAGGAGTTTAGCAATCCTGACTATAAGTCACAAGGATGGTTAGTGTGTTTAGATGTACTTGAACACGTAGAAGAAAAATATTTAGATAACGTTTTGCGACACATTTATAGAAGTTTTATACACAAAGCGTTATTTTATATTTCATGGGCGGATACTGATATCTTCCCAGACGGAACAGATGCACATATCACCAAACACGATTTTCATTGGTGGTATTTGCGACTAACAAAGTATTTTGTGGTTGAACAAATTGAACTGAAGCACGCTGACATGGGTGCTTTTTACATTGTAACGAAGAGAAGGTAATTATAATGGATTTTGAAAACACGAAGAAGCATCAAGGCTTGATGTCTGCTGTCCGTGATATCATGATGAAGAATCAAGATTTGCGAGCACAAGACCTAGAGAAACAATACGGTCATTACGGCAAAGAACCTGAAGTTGAACAACAGGCCGCACCAGAGGTAGAAGTACCTACTGAACCTGTTGTCGATGCAGAACGAGACGCAGGCGCCGAGATGGTCGATCCAGATACAGTAACAGGAGCTGAGAGTGAGTCAGGAGAAGGATCAGAACCAGAACAACCAACTGGATGAAGCGAAGTACGCTGTCACGGTTGATACGTTGCCCAAGTTTTACATGGACGCAGAAAGTCCAGGTAAGGTTGCGATTGCCTTGCGTAAATTGCTGAAGAAATCTTCCTCTATCATTGACATCGAAAGAGTGACACCTACGAAGATGAAACAAGATTATAGGGAGAGAGTTGTGGGTAAAGACGAACTCGACGAACAGTTTACTGTTAAGTATGCCAAGCGAAAGACCGGCCCAATCAAACAAGAGAAGTTTAAGAAACTTGATGACGCAAAAGAGTTTCTTGCGACAGTACGTGCCGCAGGTATGAACGGGTTGATCTCTAAAAATGGCAAGCCAATCAAAGAAGCGGCTGAAGACAAAGAACCTGCCTCGCCTGACGAAATGTCAATGGCGTTGAAGCAGGCTGAGTATATCGGATACGTTGCACGTGAAGTCAAAGAACACCTTCAAGGTAAAAAAGAATTTCCAGAGTGGATGCAAAACAAACTGACCAAGTTGCACACCAATGCTGAATCGATGCACTCTGCATTAGGTTCTCACGGTCCAGTATCCGAACAGGTACTTGCACATGGTGGCCGTGGTCAGTATAAGGCAGTCAGAAAAGGCGGCGTCATCCACATTATGTACAAAGGAAAGAAAGTAGGTTCTGCCGATTTTGATCGTGGTGCAGACGCTTTCTTTGCGAACGTCAAGGGTGTCAAGGGTCAACCATCGTTTGACACCGCTCAAGAGTTGGTCGATTATTTTGCTAAAAAGAAAATCACCGAAGAGATCGAGCAGATTGACGAAAAGTCTGTATCTAAGGCGCAACAGAAGTTAATGGCTATGGCGCTTGCATATAAGCGAGGCGAAATGGACGATGCTTCTGACACAGTTAAGAATCTTGCGAAGTCTATGTCAGAGAAGGACCTTGAAGATTTTGCAAAAACAAAACACAAGGGTCTACCTGATAAAGTAGAGGAATCTGAAATGAAAAACTTTAAAGAATTCGTTGCAGAGAAAAAAGAACTTTCACCTGCACAGAAAAAGCATCTCGACCAAGACAACGATGGCGACATCGATGGTAAGGATTTTGAGAAGCTCCGTTCCAAGAAAAAGAAAGATGGTGACGAAGAATAAATTATAAATACACTCACCTTGTATAACAATAAGAGGAAACTAAAATGGCACTTTGGGGCACGTTAGATCAAGCAGATAATGCACCTAAGTTTACTACTACAGCAGCGTCTGGAAACACAGGTTCCCAAGACTTTGGTACAGTGGTATTTGGTGTTGATGTAGCAGAAGCACAGGAAGTACGAGACGACAACAACGGCGGTGTTGCTCCTGGTTGGGTACGCAAAACAACTGGTACTGGAGGCCGAAGTGGCCGCGTCCAGCACGAAACGTTGGTTGCTATGTCTAATCAAGGCGGTATTACTACTGACGCTGAAGACGTTCAATTCCCTGACGCTTAATTTAAAATAATAAACCCCCCGACAGGGGGGTTATTTTTCGGTAGATTATGATTACACTTTCTGAGTCCAATTTTTTGTTATATGCGGCGGCGAACTACAACGCACAATGTTACGACACCGACGAGTTTTATGATGACCTGAAAAGATTCAAGTATATCAAAAGACTCTTTTCTCGGTACGTAGACAAAAAAGAACTCAAAGAAAGACTGATATTGAATCACATGATTACGTTGTATAATGTGTTTGAATATCGAGCTTGCACACGGATGTTGTTTCATAAAATAGATGACAAGCACTGGCATCTATTAAAAACATTTTTGATCTTCATGGAAAGGATGCCTGACCACATTGAAGGTATCAGAGAAAAAGAAATAATTAGGGCATCGGATATCGGTGTCGATTTGAACATTGCCAAAACGCTGAGGCGATTATAGAGGATTGAAAAATGGCAAAGAGAGTGGGATTGGGTATGGCTGCGAACATCGAGCCAACCAACAAAGGCACAAGCATTGGCCGCAAAAATATTAAAATGGCATCGATGAATAAAAACCGCAAACGTAGTTTTAAAAAGTATAGAGGTCAAGGTTAATGGCAAAAGGCGTTTTCGACATTGCAGCTATCTACATGTTTCTGAAGCGCCTAGTCACGCCTTTCGAACAATGGGACGCTTATAAGACCGGACTGATCGACAAAGACGGCAAAGTAATAGTACCAAAGAACGAGAGAACTCAGGAACAAAACAAGTCATACGGGTATTTTGACCGACTCGTAGCCAACCTGAAAAAGTTGATGGCAAAGATTCCAGGCGGCAAGACACGTATTGCGTCTTTTGCAGCTGCACTACTTTTGTTGAAAGAAAAAAATCTTGATCCAGATGATATCGATTATCTGGAAGAGTGTTTGAACCACTACATGAAAGAGGCGACATTGCTCTACGAAGAGGTGCCTACTGTAAGTGCAAGTGGTGGTCAGATTGCAGGCATTGGTGTTGGACCAAAGGGTGAACCCGGACTGACACCTGCACAGGTTAAGAAGCACAAACGAAGAGTGAAGAAAACCAAAGAGCAACTGAAGAAAGCCGTAAATGAAAAGTGGTCTGAAAAATATAAGAGATCGATTGATTGCGAAAATCCTAAAGGATTCAGCCAAAAAGCTCATTGTCAAGGAAAGCAAAAAAAGAATGCTTAGTTTATTGACTGGAGGACTGAAAGGTCCTATGACTATGGTTATGATCGCAGTGCTTGCTTCCGCAGCAGGCGCCGCAGGTCTTTACTATTGGTCTACACAAAAAGAATTACGTGACCTCAGGCAAGCGAATACAACACTGACTGTACAATTGAACAGTGTACAACAGGCTGCTGAAGAGAGTCAACGTGCGTTTGACAATGCAATGGCTTCAATGGCAATTTTGCAAGAAAAGCAAGGCGAATTGCAGATCAGACTGAAAGATGCAACACAGTACAATACGACACTGATCAATAAGTTAAGACAACACGATCTTACCTATTTGTCAAAGAGTAAACCCGGTTTGATAGAGAGACGAGTGAATGATGCAACACAGAAAATATTTTCTGAGTTTGAGTCTATTACTGCTACTGATTAGTGGTTGTAGTACTGTCAAACAACCAGATCCGATTGTCGTAACAAAGACACAGTACATTAAGCAAGAAGTGCCTATTCAACCTAGGCCTGACGCAATCAAACTGAATAGCGTCTATTTTCATGTGGTGACTGAGGACAACTTACAAGATTTTATAAATAAATTCAAAGAAAAAGAAGGTGAGTTGGTTTTCTTTGCACTGAGTGTGCCTGATTATGAGAACATGTCCTTGAATATCGCTGAATTAAAGAGATATATCGAGCAACAAAAATCTCTTATTATATACTATGAAGAGGGAGTCAGTATCGAATTGCCTGATGCAGACGACCAACCGGAGTAAATACAACGTATAATAGAGGTTGAGATGTCTGCCGAACAAGACACAAGACTGGATCGAATTGAAAAAAAGATAGATGATCTTTCTACAGCGATGATCTCGCTTGCACGAGCCGAAGAGAAGCTCATTGCAATCGAAAAACAGGCGTATGCCACCTACGAACGTATGAACAAACACTCCAACAAACTAGATGAGTTGGACGAACAGGTTCATGACAACACCCGCGTTATTGGTCTAATAGGAAAAGTATTCTGGCTGGTCGTAACACTTGCTACTGGTGCCACTGTAGCGATGTTGACTGGCGTTTCTGGTTGACAACAACAAACTCCAACGATATAATGTGAGATGTAGTCTCAAAGAATTGGTGGAGCTTTATTATGTGGTTAGACCACAAGTATATCGGATTGGTCAGCGGTCGTCTAGACCGTTTTAAGAGAGTCAATCCAAAAACATATAACTTCCGTTGCCCTATCTGTGGCGACTCTCAGAAACACAAACACAAGGCCCGAGGTTTCTTTTTCGAAAAGAACGATGGCGGCTTCCTTTATCACTGTCACAACTGCAACATCACACTTGGTCTGGATAAATTTCTAGAACGTATCGACCATCGTATATACAAAGAGTATATACTTGAAAAGTTTGGTGACAGAAAAGGTGTGAATCACGACAGAAAAGGTGTGAATCACGACAAAACCGATGTAGAGCTCTTTGCAGATAAGATGAAGAAGCCGAAGTTTATCAAGTCAACGGCTCTTTCAAGCATCAAAAAGATATCTCAACTTGCATACAATCACCCCGCGAAACTGTACGTACAGAATCGAAAGATTCCTAATCCGTATCACGCCAAACTATTCTATGCACCCAAGTTTAAAAAGTGGGTGAATACAATTATACCAGACCAGTTTGAGGATATCAAGAATGATGAGCCTCGACTGATCATTCCTTTTCTTGACGAAAATAAAAATCTGTTTGGCTTTCAAGGTCGATCATTTGATCCAAAGGCGCAACTACGTTATATCACAATCATGATCGACAAGTCAAAATCAAAAGTGTTCAATCTTGATACCTGTGATCGATCAAAGACACACTACATATTTGAAGGACCCATTGATGCCATGTTTGTCGGAAACTCAATGGCCATGGCAGGTGGTTCAATTGACTGGGACCTTGTGAATGAGAACTCTGTGTTTGTTTATGACAACGAACCAAGATCAAAAGAGACGGTCGATAAGATACACAAAGTGGTTGATAAGATGTACAAAGTGTGTATATGGCCAGATCAAATAAAACAGAAAGATGTGAATGAGATGGTACTAAATAACATTTCCAACGTCACATCTATCTTACGTGACAACACATATCATGGACTTTCTGCCATGAACCGACTAGCGAACTGGAGTAAAATATGAGCACATTCCTCTCCGAGTATTCTGATCCTGACACCAAACGAAAGGCGACAATTTCACGTGACGATTATCACCTTGTGGTTGATTTCAAGGAAAACGGCAAACTCATCAAAACGGAACTTGTAACGTTGCCTGTTGGACCACAAGAGTCTCAGGCCGCATCACTCAGCAAGGCTGAATTCTTGGCGGAAGATTTTGTTCTGAAAAAATGATAAAATTTAAACCAGAAGGCGTGCATGGTCGTATAGGTTATCCAACGACCATGGAAGACATTCGTTGTCTCAACGCCGCAGGACATGCCAACTTTGGAACGTGGCACTATCGATCTTTTTTGAAAGACCTGTTAGAACACTACAAAGAATTGCCAACACGTGAAGACGCCAGAATGTATAACATTTTCGGCACGACTCGTTACTGGACCAGTCAATCACCACGTTATAATAATTATTTTAAAAAAAGATTGCAAGGAACAATCTTTAAACACAGTATACATTATATACTAGAATACAAACCGGGAGGATTTACATCAAGACACGTAGACCCAGAAGGTAGAATCTCAACGATCACTTTATTAGAAGATGAAAACTTAATCGGAGGAGATACAATCTGGGACCGAAGAGAGTATGTACCAGAGTCACTTATAAAAGAGAACGCTTTTAGTGAACAACAGTATATTGAGGCCGCAGAAAACGATGAAACGTTTGTACATGCGCCAAATATATTTTGTCCTGTTGTGATACCAATGAAAGCAGGAGTGACATACGCATTCGGTGAAAAGACATACCATTCTGTAAGCGAGGTAAAACAAGGTCGCAGACTAGTATTAGTTGAATGGTTGTACTATGACACCGATAAAATTAAACTTCACCAGACGGAGAAAGCGCCGGCTGAGTGAACGAGGAGTCTATATGACGGATATGCAGTACACAATCGTCACGTTCGGACTTATCTTTATATCATTTCACGTGGGGTACATCATAGGTAAGAGAACTGGATTATTAGAAGGTTTTGCCGAAGGCGCCGCACAATCAGTAGGCAGTATGTTAGAGGCCCTTACAGCGCAATTCGGTCTAACCCTAAACGCCGACATAGTTTGCAAGGAAGTTGAGGAAGATGAAGAAATCTCTTGATCAACTTGCATAAGTATGTTAGACTATTCAAACAATACACAATTTAGTTAAATGAGTGAACAATGGAAGTATATGTAATAAAAAGAAGCGGTAAAAAAGAACCCATTGATCTTGATAAGTTTCACCGTGTTGCAGGATTTGCCTGTGATAATATTGCCGGTGTGAGTGCGTCTCAGTTAGAAATCAAGACACATCTTCAAATCTACAACAATATCAAGACCTCTGACATTCAAGAGATGCTGATTAAAGCGGCATCCGATCTTATCACAGAAGACACGCCGAACTACCAGTACGTTGCTGGCCGTTTGATCAACTACGGTCTACGAAAGGAGGTCTACGGTCAATTTCGTCCGAAGAGTCTTGCTGATCATATTCAAGACTGCGTAGATTCGGGATACTATGACCAGAAACTTCTGGACGACTATTCAAAGGAAGAGTTGTTCACTCTAAATTCATATATAAACCATGACAGAGATTTAAATCTTACCTACGCTGCAATGGAACAAATGCGTGGTAAGTATCTTGTCAAGAATCGTGCAACAGGTCAGATATTCGAAACGCCTCAAATGGCCATGATGTGTATCGCTATGACACTGTTTGCCGATTACAAAGATGACAGACTGAAGTGGGTCAAAGACCTCTACGATGCGATCAGTACTTTTGATATTAGTCTGCCTACACCAATTATGGCGGGAGTACGAACGTCTCAACGTCAATTTTCGTCTTGCGTACTGATTGAGACGGATGATTCACTGGATTCTATCAATGCTACAGCTTCCTCTATTGTCAAGTATGTTTCGCAGAAGGCGGGAATTGGTGTTGGCGCCGGTCGCATTCGTGCTCTGGGTTCTCCTGTTCGTAATGGGGATACTAGTCACACTGGCGTTATACCTTTCTTTAAGTACTTTCAGTCTGCTGTCAAAAGTTGTTCACAAGGTGGCGTCCGTGGCGGCGCGGCTACCATCTATTACCCCCTATTTCACTACGAGGTAGAAGACCTTTTAGTACTGAAGAACAACAAAGGCACCGAAGAGAATCGTGTGCGACACATGGACTATGGTGTGCAGTTTAACAAGGTGATGTATGAACGATTGCTGGAAGGAAAGAACATTACTCTGTTTAGTCCTGATGATGTGCCTGACCTTTATGACGCATTCTTTGAGAACACGGACAAATTTAGAGAACTCTACGAACAATATGAACGTAAGACCTCTATACGCAAGAAAAGTATACCGGCAGCAGACCTATTCTCTGCATTTGTCCAAGAACGAAAGGACACTGGACGTGTTTATCTGATGAATGTTGACAATGCGAACGACCACGGTTCTTTCAAAACGGAACTCGCACCGATTCGCCAGTCAAACCTTTGTTGTGAAATCAATCTACCAACAAAACCCTTGAATCATATTGATGATGAAGAGGGTGAAATTAGTCTGTGTACTTTGGCCGCGATTAACTGGGGCAAAATTCGAACACCGCATGACTTTGAAAAACCTTGTACACTTGCAGTGCGAGCGCTTGATGCACTTTTAGACCTGCAAGATTATCCCGTCAAGGCCGCGCATATCAGCACAATGAATCGACGACCTCTCGGTGTCGGCATTATTAATTTCGCACACTGGTTGGCCAAGAATGATACGGACTACCAAGAACCGAATCTTGATTTGATTCATGAGTTTGCAGAAGCATGGTCGTACTACCTGATTAACGCATCGGCCGATCTTGCAATCGAAAAAGGTGCATGTCTAAAGTCAAACGAAACTAAGTACCATGACGGCATCATGCCAATCGATACGTATAAAAAAGATGTTGACGCACTGGTAGGACCCACGTATCATATGCCTTGGAAGATGTTGCAAAACAAGTGTAAGAAAAACGGTATCAGAAATTCAACATTGATGGCATTAATGCCGGCCGAGACCTCTGCACAGATAAGTAACAGTACAAACGGCATCGAGCCACCTCGTTCACTTGTCTCTGTGAAACAATCGAAAGACGGTGTACTGAAGCAGGTTGTTCCAGAGTTTCGTCGTTTGAAGAATAAATATGATCTCTTGTGGGATCAGAAGTCGCCTGAAGGTTATCTCAAAATCATGGCGGTACTACAGAAGTTTATCGACCAAGGTATTTCTGTAAACACAAGTTACAATCCATTACACTATGATGAGGAAAAGATTCCTCTGAGTGAAATGTTGAAACATATATTAATGTTTTACAAGTATGGCGGCAAACAACTTTATTACAATAACACCTACGATGGTGCAGGCGAGATGGAAGACAGAGAAGAACCTACTGTCTTGGCCGAACCAGAGGACGATGATTGCGATTCTTGTAAAATCTGATGGCATTTTTAGTACATAATCTACCACCGATTTCAGTACTTGTCAGAAAAGAATATCTCTATGATCTAGAAAAGGGTCACGGCGAGTATACGCCTGGTATTTGGGTATCGGTCAAGTCTGTACAAGGCAAGGCACTCTATTTTGAGACCTTGCTGACAGACTATGGTGCATTGTATGACAAACTGCCATTGTCTGCATTTGTTTGGAAGGAAGATCACGGTGATCTGTCACTAGATACATTGCAGTTATGGGATTGTTTCGATTATCATATTACTGTGATAGAAAAACCCATACTGTCAAGATGTGAGTATTTTGGTAAAGATAAACAAATGCACGCTGGTGAGTATATGTTTACAATAGACAATGCTCATCCAGATAATAATGTTCTTGATCAAAATTTTAGTGAACATGATCCAGAACACAAGTCGTTTAATATTATAAAACTAGACAATGGTCAATTCGCGGCACAACCAAATAATCGTGTTCGTTGGTTTGACTCTAGTTTAACATTAGATAAACCCTTGATGCCAGATTTTAAGGTCTGCACTCAAAACTATTGTGTTGAGACTGAACCTAAATGGAGTGTTGGCCACACTGATGAGTGGCAATATAAAACTAGAGACGAAGAAAACTTAACCTTAGAGAATGAAAAAGATGAACAACGACAATACAAACAATCTGCCGCTGCCAGAGAACAACACAGACGAGCAAAGTCTGTTCGCGCCAGACGAAATAAAAAACAGCAAGAGAATATTTAAATCTGCTACGCCTAAGGGTACCATTGATTGGTACGTGAAATGGGCGAGTAGCATTATCATTCTCTGCGCTATTACAGTCCGCGCTTCTGGTGTACAAGAATTGATGTGGCTTGATATGTTGTTATCTTGGATCGGTGCATGTGGTTGGTTTGTCGTATCTTGGTTGTGGAAAGATAGAGCACTGATTCTTTTAAACGGCGTCATTGGTGTTATGTTATTTGGGGGATTGATTAACTGGTTCTTTGGTCCGGCATGAGATTTTTTCAAGGGTTTGTTGTAGGCTCTATATTCTTTGCGGCGATGTCGCAGGCCTATAACTGGATGCCCACAAAACCAAAAGCGAAAGGTTATGCCGCTGATGGTTATTATTTTGAAGAAAAAGAATATGTCAAGGACAATGTATCTGTTACGATGATCGTTGCAGAAAATCGAGCTGAATGGACTCGGTACGTAAGAGCTAAAGTTGGTGATGAAGTAGAACCTAGATTACTAGGTGCATTTACAGCCTTGCAACAAGATGAAAATAGTTGTACAATATATGCAAGGGACCCAGAATGGTTGTATGAACCTGAATTTGTCGGCCATGAACTACTACACTGTTTCTATGGTGACTTCCATAAGAAGCAAACAAAGCAAAGGAGCTTTTTGCAGTGACCGTTTTTAACACAAAGAAAATAGACGCAACGAGTCAACCCGCATTTTTCGGTGACTCGGTGAACATTGCTCGTTATGATAAGCAACGTTATGCAATTTTTGAAAAACTTACTGATAAACAATTAGGGTTTTTCTGGCGACCTGAAGAGGTTGATATCAGTCGAGACAGTAAAGACTTTAAATCGCTGACAGACCACGAACAACACATCTTTACAAGTAACCTCAAACGACAGATTCTACTTGACTCTGTGCAAGGTCGTGCGCCTGTTGAGGCCTTCTTGCCAATCTGTTCTCTGCCAGAACTTGAGAACTGGATTCTCACATGGTCTTTTTCAGAGACAATTCACAGTCGAAGTTACACACACATCATTCGTAACATCTATAATGATCCTTCAACAGTATTTGATGAGTTGTTGGACATTCAAGAGATTGTTGACTGCGCTGGATCGATTTCGAAGTATTACGATGAGTTAATTTCTTTCAAAGGAAATGAATACGATCACAAGAAAGCTTTGTGGATGTGTTTGAATGCCGTCAACGCACTTGAAGGTATTCGTTTCTATGTTTCTTTCGCATGTAGTTGGGCATTCGCCGAACTGAAAAAGATGGAAGGCAATGCGAAGATTATCAAGTTGATTGCACGTGATGAAAACATCCACATGGCATCAACGCAACAGATGATCAAGTTGTTAAAGAAAGAAGATTCAGATTACGCAAAGATCGCTGAAGAGACTCAAGATCAGGTCAAACAAATCTTTGCAGAGGTGATTCAACAGGAAAAAGATTGGGCCAAGTATCTGTTCAAAGAGGGTACAATGATCGGTCTCAACGAAGAATTATTGAACGAATACGTTGACTGGTTGGGCAACAAACGCATGTATGCAATTGGACTGTCCAACGAACGAGGCGGTTCTGATCCTCTGCCTTGGACTCAGAAGTGGATTTCTGGTTCTGAAGTACAAGTTGCCCCACAAGAGACGGAAATAACCTCATATATAATCGGTGGTATCAAAAAGGATATTGACGAAGACACCTTCAAAGGTTTCTCTTTATGAAAGAGGTCGTCTTTACTCATTTGACAACCGGAGAAACAGTAGTCAAGAGGATTAAAATGCTTGGCTCGAACTACAACAATCCACAAAGCAACAAAATGGTTGTGTGGAGTTATACCGATGACTGTTATATGGACATAGAGAAGTCATCGGTTATCGAAGTAAAGGATTTAAATGATGAGGAAGAAAACAATTAATTGTCTTTCATGCGAAGTAAAGACAGACGTTATCATTAGACAGTCAAACTACGAAGACGATGATATCGAAGTTGAATTCTGCCCCATTTGCAGTGCATCAATTGAAGATGTTGACTACACAATCGACGATGATGAATCGGAAGAATGGTAGGTGAATGGTTATATAATGGACAGCCACTGCAAACAGAGGACGTTGAAGACTATGTTGGCATGGTTTATTTGATCGTAAATAAAAACACTGGCAAGAGTTATATTGGCAAAAAGTTTTTCTGGGCAACCAAAAAGTTGCCGCCTCTCAAGGGTATGAAAAGAAAACGAACAAAGAGAGTAGAGTCGGACTGGAAGAAATATTACGGTTCGAACACACAGTTGACGAAAGACCTTGAAGAAAAAGGTTTTGACAATGTAGAACGTTATGTGTTAAGATTATGTAAGACAAAAACAGAATGCGCCTATTATGAATTGGAAGAACAAGTGCTTCGCAATGTACTCTTCACCGAAGAATACTACAATGAATTCATAGGCGTTAAAATAAACGGTAGAAATTTAAGGGAGTAGTGTTATGTTAGATGCACTTTTTTGGATCGCAGTTGGAGCATTCATTGGTTGGAATATGCCGCAACCTGCATGGGCAAAGTTTGTAACCGATAAGATTGTTGGTTTTGTTAAAGGAATTCCCGCTGACAAGGAATAATATATAATGAGTAGTGATAAAGAATTTGTTATTTACTCTTTGCCGTCTTGCATGTATTGTGATTCGGCAAAGACACTTCTATCATCAAAGGGCCGAACGTATGAAGAGTATATGATCGGTTCAGATATCTCACGTGATGATTTTGTTGAACAGTTTCCAGATGTAAGGTCTGCGCCTCTGATTTACAAAGACTATGAACGTGTTGGTGGTTATGATGATTTGGTTAAATTGATGGCGACAGAGGCAGAGAATGGCTGAGATTATTAACGGTGAATTTAAATTCATCGAAGAAAACAAAAATTCATTTGGTGGTACAGAAAGGTTAACACAGAAACTTGTTGAGATTATTCCACAGGAAATTCTTAAAGAGTTTCAGATTATCTCTTCAAGTGTGCGTAGCGAATTAGACGAATCAAAGATTCGAATCTTTTGGGCACATGATCTACCCACCGACACATCATCCGCATTTCTAAGTGATAAGGCAACACACGAATCTTTTCATAAGTTTGTGTTTGTGTCTAACTGGCAAATGCAGGCCTACATGAACACCTTCAACCTGCCTTGGTCGAAGTGTTGTGTCATGAAGAACGCAATCGATCCGTTTACAGAAGAATGTGTAAAACCTGATCCGAAAGAAGAGTTGCGTCTGATCTACACCTCGACACCACAACGCGGATTGCATATTCTTGTGCCTGCTGTTGCACATCTCGCCAAACAGTATCCTCATATTCACTTGGATGTTTTTTCTTCATTCAAAATTTATGGTCGTGATGATGACGATGCGGCATATACAGAACTGTATCAACAGATTGAAGAACATCCTAACATGACGTATCATGGTTTTCAACCGAACGATGTTGTACGTGAACACGTTGCAAAGGCACACATGTTTGTATATCCGTCGATTTGGGCAGAAACCTCATGTATGTCATTGATGGAGGCCATGGCCGCTGGTTGTATTTGTGTACACAGTAATTATGGTGCCTTGTTTGAAACAGCTGCCAATTGGACGCAAATGTATCAGACAAATGAGAATGTTAATCAGCATGCCGGTACACTGGTCAAGTTGTGTGAGACCATGATTGAAAATATTAATGATGAAGGTATTCAGAGTCGGTTGCCTGCTCAGTCAAACTATGCGAACATCTTCTATGGTTGGCCTGCACGTAGATACGAGTGGGAAGGATTGTTGCGAAACCTCATCAATGCTTATCCGCCGGAAGAACGATCAATTCCTGTTTTCGAAGAGATGTTTGAGATCAATACAGGATGACAAACGTAATACCTTTTCCGCTAGACAGACGGCAGAAAGAACAAGAAGACCGTGAGTGGGATGAGATTGTTGAACAGGTGCGAATAATCGACGAACGCACCGAGATGGTTGTAACAGAACTCATGGAAGAGTTGTTAGTCGATGAACCAGACATCGTAGAGGATAAATACCTGTATGATGTATCTTTTGTTTATGAGTGTGTTCGATCACTGTTGTTGAAACAGAGAGAACTTCACCACCCTATACAGGCTCTCGCATCTAACATTTACGAGGCCGACAACCAGTCTATTGAGAATCCGTTTCAATACGAGTTTGATTTTTAGTGGTTGACATCATTAGGTAATTATACTATCATGGTAGTCCATGGTATAGGTATAAGAGAATGATAATTTTAGATTTGAACCAAGTAATGATTTCAAATCTGATGGCTTCCTTGAAGCACTCTGATTTGAATGAAAATTTATTAAGACATATGATACTAAACTCTATTCGTTTGTATCGTAACAAGTTTTACTCCAAGTATGGCGAACTGGTGATTGCCTGTGACGATAAAGATTATTGGCGCAGAAAAATGTTCCCTTACTACAAAAGTAACCGCAAGAAAATGCGTGAACAGTCTGATCTCGACTGGACGGAAATCTTCCGTGTACTCAATATGGTGCGTGATGAACTCAAAGAATTCTTCCCGTATCCCACCATTCAAATATCGTCCGCTGAGGCAGATGATATTATCGCTAGTATCTGTAAGAAATACGGCCGACAACTAGGCGGCGATCCTCTCCTGATTCTATCAGGCGACAAAGACTTTCAACAACTTCAAAAGTACGCAAATGTAGATCAGTATGATCCTGTACGAAAGCGTTGGCTCAAGTGTAATGACCCAGCAGGTTTTCTCATGGAACATATTTTTCGTGGTGACACCAGTGACGGTGTGCCAAACATACTAAGCGCAGATGACACCTTTGTATCTAATGCTCGTCAACGTCCTTTAAGAGCGAAGAAAATGGATGAGATGATACGTCAAAGTATCGCAGATTGGCCAGAAGATTTGCAAAGAAACTACTACCGCAACAAGCAGATGATTGACCTTGACCTTGTACCAGAAGACATCTACGAAGAGGTGATGTCTCAGATGAACCAAGAGAAAGATCGATCAAAACTGTGGAACTATTTTATTAAGAAAAAGTTAAAAAACTTAACTGAATGCATATCGGAGTTTTAAGATGGGACTACCATTAGTAAGTGACATTCTAGAACAGGTCGAAAAGACCTCTTCAAGGAAAGAGAAAGTGAAAATTCTACAGTACCATGGTAAGAATCCGGTGTTGATCGAATTTTGCAAATATGTTTTCGATGACAACATTAAGTTTGATCTGCCTGAGGGTGATCCACCCTACGAGACAGATAAGTTTGTTGACGAAAACCAATCTGGTCTCTATCAACAGTTGAGGAAGTTTTATATCTTTTTAGAAGGCGGCAATCCCAACCTGCGGCCTGTGCAGAGAGAAAGACTATTCATCGAACTGATAGAGTCTATTCATCCTAAAGAGGCCAAACTTGTACTTTCGGTGAAAGACAAAAAATTCCCTTACAAGGGCATCACCAAGAAGTTGATTCAGGAGGCCTATCCCGGTCTAGTATAAAGGAGTATGATGTGAGCAAGACAAACAAAGATAAAAACACTATGTTTGATTTTGTAGATCCACTGAAGAAAAAGAAAAGAAGGAACCAGACACGTAAAGGTGAACAACGCTTCAATGAGAAGCGGTTGAATAACGCCATTCGTTCAAATAATATTGATGATTTGATGAACTGGCAGTCGTTTTGAAAAACTAGGAAAACTAAATACTAACAATGCCTACCTACACTTTCCTCAATAGTGATACGGGAGAGGAATTCGATATTGTTCTCCGTATCGCAGAGTTAGATGATTACAAACGTGATCATCCACAACTATCTCTCGTACACCGATCCGCGCCACGTATAAACCGAGATTCTGGTAAACAAAAACCAGATGAAGGGTTTCGTGACGTTCTTAAATCCATCAAAAAAGCTTCAGGGAGGGGTAACCACATAAACACCTTTTGATATGTTGGCGAGTAAGTTTAGTACTCAAAACCTAAAACAACAAAAAACAAGGGTTCACATATGGCACTTTCAAAGAAACAGAGGAGATCGTTAAGAAGGCAGGGTATACTTGACGAGCGAGACTCCGTTCCACAGAGAGGTATGAAATTAAGTGAAATAAGTCCTAAGACTACCAATCAGCAACTAACGTTTGAAGCATACGATGCTGACAAACACATCCTTCTACACGGTTCACCCGGGACCGGTAAAACATTTCTCAGTTTATATCTTGCACTGTTTGATCTATTCGAATACGACCACAACACAAGAGACAAAATTGTAGTCATTCGATCCGCAACACCATCGAAAGAAATAGGTTTCTTACCTGGAAAAGAATCCGAAAAGATGGCCAACTACGAAGCACCTTATAAAGATATTGCTGCTGAACTGTTTAACAGAGGAGACGCTTACGATATTCTGAAGACTAAGAACCTGATAGAATTTCAATCAACATCCTTCCTTAGAGGACAGACACTTGATAACGCTATCATAATTTTAGACGAAGCACAGAACCTAACTTACATGGAACTAAAGACTGTGCTGACCAGAGTAGGAGACAATTCAAAGATTATTATATGTGGCGACTTGTACCAAGACGATTTAACAAGCGCTAGATATAACCAAGAGTCCGGTTTATCCCGCATCATGAAAATATTTGACCGTATGGATTGCATGGAGAGGATAGAATTCGGAATAGACGATATTGTACGAAGTGGATTTGTTCGTGAGTTTATCATTGCCGAACACGAACTTGGTACATATAATCCTAGGGAGATGCTAAGAGCAGTATAAAATGAAATGAATGAAAAATTTAGTTATGAGTTACTTGATGAGAAGAAACTCACACGTGTAAATGAGAATGGGAAAAGACTGTATGTGACCGAAGACGGAAACAAATATCCCTCGGTCACTACAGTCTTATCTTATTTGAGTAAAAAAGGTATCGCTAAGTGGCGTGCAAGAGTTGGTAATGAAGAAGCAAACCGAATCTCTACACAGGCCGCAAGGGCCGGCACTGCCATGCACCAAGTGGCAGAAGATTATGTGTTAGGTGTGAAAAGAGACAAAGAACCTAATCCACTGGCAGTCGCCGCATTCAACCAAGTCAAACCTCTTTTAGATCAAAACGTTTCGACCATTTATGGTGTCGAATTACAAATGCACTCAGACGAACTCAGAGTTGCTGGTACTGCTGATCTGATTTGTAAGTACAATGGCAGAAACACGGTACTTGACTTCAAGACCTCTCGCAGACCGAAGACATACGATCATATCACCAATTACCTCATACAGGCCGCCACGTATGCAATCATGGTTGAAGAAAGATATGGTCTAGAAATAGACCAATACGCCATTCTTATGGCAGTCGGTGACGGATCAACGCTTGACTTTGTTGGTGATATAGAATACCATAAGCAGATGGC